CCAAACAAGGGCAAGGAAAAAATAGCAAGCCTTCCCATGGTCGAAAAATGCTCAGGGGGCAAGGCAAATAATTAAGGGGCCGCAAGGCCCCTTTTCTATTGTTAAAACAGTGCAAGGCTATAATAAAACAAAACGATGGGGCGTAAATGTATTATCCCGCCACTTACAACATAGTGGTGTTGCAAAATTCCACTTATCGCATGCAAATCACCGCAACGCAAAGTGGAGGCACGCCCATTAACCTTTCCGGCTATACCATTGATAGTGATATTTGCGGCGCATTGGACGGAGATATTGTTGCAAGTTTTGTGCCAGCTATTACAAATGCAGCTAGCGGAATTTTTCAATTAACACTTGCCGCCAACTGTTTCCAGTGGATTAGAAGTGGGAATTTACAATTATGACGTTAGCGCCACTCAAGCAGGTGGAGATCGTTACTATTGGTTAAAGGGCACTTGTACAGTGTCAGGCACTTGCTCTAGGAACTGATCATGCCCGATATTATTCTCACTGTTGTTAGCGGCGAGCCGGTTGACATCGGCCTGTCCATTCCTGGCGTACAAGGTCCAATGGGACAAAGCACGTTGCCCTCCGGAGGCACCGTTGGCCAAATTATCACGAAAGCATCTTCTACTGATTATGACGCATCGTGGACCTCCACAGCGTCTGGTTTGGTTTTAAGAAATTGTACTATTTCTGGAGCAACTATTTTAGGCACTAGCTCTGGCGGTACGTATCAGTCAATCACAATGACTGGCTCCACGATTAATGGGCCAACCATTAATGGAGGCACGGCCAATGGCACGGCATTGTCTAGTGTAATTATTGATCAATGTACCATTGATAATTCAACATTTGAAGATGGAACGATTTTTAATATTACGCTTTCTGGCACTGTAAGCAATGTTGCCACAATTACTAGCGGCACTTTTAACAGTCCAGTGGTTGTTTCTCCGACAATTTCGGGAACCATGTCGGCCTCCGGCGGGGTGACTGTTTTTGCTAGCGGCGCCTCGATGGGATTTTATGGTGCATCGCCTGTTGTATGCCCTTCTGGCATTGCCATTCCAAGTGGTGGGGCCTCTACCGCTGAAGTGTTGACGGCATTAAGCGGTGTGATTATTGCTCTTCGTAATTTAGGTCTTATTCGTGCATAATTATGGGGCAAATTATTGCTGGCGGCGAACAATTTGAAACTCACATTGAGGCGGATTATCGCGGCAAAATTTTGCAAAAAGGGACCAGACAGTGGCAGATGTAGACGCTTTTGGCAGGGCAAGAATTAGCGAGCCTCATACGCTTTTTGATAGTTCATTGCGTTATAGCAAGCAGACTAATTTATGGTATGAAGCCACGACTGGCGGAGCATCAACAAGCTATTTAACAAATGAAAGCAGTCTTTCTTTAATTGTTAACACTGCATCTGGCGATACTGCATTGCGTAGAACCAAGCGCAACATGCCTTATCAGCCAGGCAAAAGCTTGATGATCATGGAAAGCTTTTGTGGCGCAACTCCCGTAGCGGGCTTAATTCAAGAAGTGGGATATTTTGACGATAGCAATGGCGTGATGGTAAGAGCTAGTGGCACGACAGTGCAATTTGTTATTCGCAGCAAGGCGTCAGGAAGCGTAGTTGAAAACGTGGTAAATCAAACTAGACTGGAACATTGATGCAGTTTTGAAGATTTAGATTTTAGTAAAACTAATATTTTTATCACTGATCTTGAGTGGTTGGGAGTGGGGCAGAGTTAGGACTGGTTTTGTTATTGACGGAGAGATTAAATGGTGCCATGAATTTAATCATGCCAATGCTAATACTACTGTTTATATGACCACTGCCATTCTTCCATTGTCATATCGCATTCGCAATGATTCTGCTCAATTATCAAGCCACACGTTAAAACAAATTTGTTGCACTGCTATTAGCGAAGGCGGCTATGAGCCCGATTGGCCCTATTTATCTTGCTGGACGTGGGGCTGGTAATTTTTCAAACATTTCTTCTGAAACCATGGTTGCCGCCATTCGCATGGCTAGTGGCCGCACAGATAATTTAGTTCTACCGGCACAAATTGATGTGACTATTGGCGGCAACCCTGCGTGCCAACACTGCTGCAGAATGGCGGCTTCGCCTTGAATCCTACGGTTAGCGGCGTTTGGACTGCTGCTGATAATGGGCGAGGCAATGTGGAAGCAATGGCCAGTGGCACGTTTAGTGGAGGCACTGTTATTGGTGGTGGGTCTTATTGCCGCTCGCTCTAGATGTTGAATTTGATCCTGCTAGTGCGCTGGCGTTGAGTATTGGGAAAAGATGCTAGTGGCACCAGTGATATTATCGCTTTAACCATCCAATGTAGTAGTAGCCAGGAGGCTACAGGGCTAATTGGATGGAGAGAACTCGTCTAATTTTCTTTACAATGAAAGAAAGGGGCTCATTATGATTACGCCAGGAAAGCACGACATTACAATTTATCAGGGCGCAACTTTTGAGCTGCAAGTGCAATACAAAGACAATACTGGCACGCCTGTCAACATGAGTGGATATACCATTGCTTCTAAGCTTTACAATCGCTTAGGAACAACTAAACTTGCTGATTTTACGGCAAGTTATGTAAGCCAAGCCAGTGGTATTTTTAAGATTCGCATTGAAGCGTCTTGGCACAAGTGGCATCACTGAACAGGGTCAATATGACGTATTGGTAACTGAACCCAGCAATGATAAATACTATCTTTTAGAGGGCAATGCTTATATTAACGAGGGGCTTAGCTTTAAATGACAGTTGTTGTTCAATCTTCGGAAAGCACGGTTAATGTCACAGAAGAAAACGCTTCTGTAATCATTGCTCGCGAAGAGCCGAATGAAATAATTGTTACGGCCAATGGTGCTCCCATTGTTGCCATAGAAGCATCAACTTTAGTTGAGCTTGATTTTTTTGGCAATGGTCCGCAAGGTGTTCCTGGGCCCGGCATCATTCCAAGTGGCACCACTGGTCAAGTGTTAGCCAAAACCAGTAGTGTAAATTATGACACGCAATGGAAGACTTTAAATATTAGCGATATGGCCGATGTGAATGTGACAAATAAAACTGATGGAAGCGTCCTTGTTTATGATGGAAATAGCCAACAGTTTGTTGCAAATTCTTCTTTCACTTCATTGTCATTGACAGACGGGGGTAATTATTAATGGCTAATACCATTCGCATTAAGCGGCGTGCCAGTGGTGCTGCCGGTGCCCCAAGCAGTTTAGCCAATGCTGAATTAGCTTTTAACGAGGTTGATGACGTTCTTTATTACGGTAAAGGCACTGGAGGGGCCGGTGGTACTGCGACCACCGTTGAAGCGATTGGTGGTAGTGGAGCTTTTGTCACTCTCACTGGAAACCAAACAATTAGCGGCAACAAAACCTTTACTGGCACTGTTTCTTTACAAACTCTTAGTGGAATTACGACTGTTGGCGATGTTGTAATTGGCGGCAATCTTACTGTTAATGGCACCACTACTCACGTCAATAGTACAACTGTTACTGTTGATGATAAAAATATTGAACTCGGCAGTGTAGCCTCCCCTTCTGATACTACTGCTGATGGTGGTGGCTTAACTCTCAAGGGCAGCACAGATAAGACGTTTAATTGGAGCAATGCCACTGATGCATGGACGAGCAGTGAACATTTAGACCTGGCCAATGGTAAAGCGTTTTATATCAACACATCTCAGGTTTTAAGCGCCACCACGCTGGGAACCAGCATTGTTACGTCTAGCCTGACCAGTGTTGGCACGATTAGTGGTGGCACTTGGCAGGGCACTGCCATTGGAACGTCGTATGGTGGCACAGGAGCCACTACAGCTTCTGGGGCTCGGACCAATCTTGGTTTGGCCATTGGTAGCGATGTGCAAGCATATGACGCCGATTTAGCAGCATTAGCAGGCGTGACATCTGCTGCTGATAAAGTGCCGTATTTCACTGGCGCTGCAACGGCTTCAGTGGCAACGCTTACCAGTTTTGGGAGAAGTTTAATTGATGATGCGGATGCATCGGCTGGGCGCAGTACGTTGGGACTGGGCACTCTCTCCACTCAAAATGCCAATAATGTAAGCATTACTGGTGGCACTGTTGATGGCGTAGAAATTGACGGTGGTTCATATTGAGGCTAAAATGGCGGCAAATGCTTTTTAGCAATGACGATTTCTCCCGAGCTTTGGCCCGACAAATGGTACGAGCAGCAGAAAGAAACGCTTTCTGACACATTGCAGGAATTGTTAATTGACGGGGATATTGATCAAGCCCGTAAATGCATCATTGATGCCATTGCTTCGTGGGAGGACTACCATCGCGAAGAGCTAGGCAAATGGGAGCGCCTCAGAAGGGCTCTGGGCCTTTGAGCTGGTAAGTAATGCGAAGCTCTCCTCCGAGAGCTTTGACGGCCTCGCTAGCGTCTGCTGGCGGGGCTTTTTCAATCATCACGGATGGCACGATGGCGTTGGGAAGAGGCGTGACGATAGCATCGGGGAAAAGCTTTTTAGCTTCATTTGCTAAAGCATTTGCTTTCGTTTCTCGTTCTTCTTTTTCCCATTGTTTTACTAATACTGCTGCCTGCTCATCCACTTTCTCCATGACTATTTTGGTTTTCCATTCAATCCAGTCGGGCTTGCAATAAGCCATAAGCATTTTGAACCATGGCTGAAAAGCAAGAGAAGGTCGCAGCGATGCCAGCCAAAGCCCAGCTTCGTAGCACAAAGCATTAAACCAGCTTTGTCCGCTCATCCTTCCTGAAAAACGGAAATAAAAATAGTTCCTTGTTTGCTTAGGGGAAGAATTTTGTCGCGAAGATCAACATTATGACAGCGGATGCAGCCATGAGTGGGAAATAGTTGTTGCTTGGGAGCCCATGCGCCAGGCCACCCACATGCACTTCCACCGCCATGAACCATTAAGCCAGCACGGCCAATGCCAGTTTCTTGCCCTTCTAAATCAACTAAATCAAAACTGTACCAACCAAAGGACATAAGCGTGCGATCATAAGCAGGCTTATCCCCCTTGGCCTCATAATCTTTGTAAATGGCGCCAATTTTGTAGACTCCTGGCGGTGTGTCAGAATTTTGCAGCTTAAATTCATTGTCAGAATATTGTCCACGAGCGAGACAGGGGATTTCCCATAAAAATTCACCTTCAAAATTAAAGGCTTTCATTGTTTCGCTAATGTCGTTAACAATGAGATGGGAGTCTCCTTTTTTAAAACCAAATTGTTGAGGCTTTTTCTTGGGGCCAATCATAGTAATTTTTGTTGATTCTGGAGCATATTCCTTCATCAGCTCAGAGAGCTTAGTCGGATAGTCGGGATCAGTGGCATAACGTTGCTCCTTTAATGCCCTGGCTGCGGCATAACGATTAGCAGCATTATTGATGCCCTTAAAATGACGATAGTCTTTGTACCATCGCGTGACTAAATAATCAATGCAGGCTGCAAGACTGGGGAAGTCAATAAAACCAGCCCTAATTGTCACCCATTGACCGTCGTACCACTCTTGCGTGGTTGTAGCACTGCCTGGCCCTTTAATGCCAAGGTAGTTGTTTTTGCCGCTGGTATGCTTTCCAAAGCCACTTTCTAGGCTACATTGAGCCGCAACAAGCTCGGGATAGCGAGCACCGCAACGACGGGCAGTCTGGAAGCATTCATCCCAGAACGCTCGATTATTAGCCCACATTGGAAAAGCTCAGTTCTTAACGCGGAAAACAGTCTTCAAGCCTTCCATTAAAAGCTGAAGCACGTTATTGCTTTTCCATGGAGAACGATCAAGAATTTGATCGGCAGCGGCAATAATAATGCCACCAACAACAAACCATTCTGCTCCGCCCATTGTTCCAAGGCAAATTTATATCTTTAGCTTAGCGACGAATTTCCAGCGAACGCACTCTTACTTCTAGCGTAGTTAAGTTTTCCGTAAGGGTGTCTAATTTCTCAGTGATGCTTTCAATTTGCGTGGCCACTTTTACCTGCTGATGGCCAACTGTAACAAGCATTCCGCCAGTGGCAAGAAGCATGCCAGCCGTTAAGGTGGCAACAAAATTAGCAAAGCCTTCCTGAAAAAAGTTCATTGTTATGCCGCCATTTGTTCATTATAAACATTCTCAGGGGGGCAAATTTAGTGGTTAGATTAGTGGCAGGAAAATTAAATATGCGCCATGCCAACTGCGAATGGTCCCGATGAGCTTTTGTATTCCCTCATTGAACTTCGCCCTGGAGACGCTAGACGACGGTTTAGAAAAAGTATTTTTGAGGACTATCCCTTAAGAGGGCCATTGGGTCATTGTTCTTGTGCTTACTGTGGTCGATGGAATGAAAAGCTTACCATTGATCACATCGTGCCTAAAAGTAAGGGCGGTCCTCATTTTGCAAAATATAATTTGGTGCCTTCGTGCAAAAAATGTAACCTAGAGAAAGGGGCAGAGCCCATCTTTGAATGGTGGCGGCCTCAGCAATTTTGGACTGAACAACGAGAAGAAATTCTTACTGCATGGGTGTACTGCTATAGCTATGTGAGTGCCCATACGTCGTTGCAGGACATTGAAGCCTATGCAGAAGAGCGTGGGCTTTATATTCCATCGCAAGAGAAAGCCCCCATTATTGGGGGCTTTGTTTTAACCGATGCTTATGCGGCTTAGCAATCACTAATTGGAGCAAACATTGGAGAGTCAATTACCACGTCACCCATACGAGCGCCTGGCATTGGACAGAAACCATCTTTGCAATTGTTTTCAATGGTGGAGAGTGCTTCTTTTCCTCGTCCATTTCTAAAGCATGGATGAGAGTTTTTAAATACCATTTTGCTTTCTTTAAATCTTCCAGGCCGTTTTTATTTTCGTAGCGCCATACGTATTTCATTACATTCCCCTTAAGGAAGCCACGAAAAGCTTCAGGCGTCATGCTGGCTTCTAAAGCTTCAATAGTTTCAACACCACCAAAACCATAGTGAAAAGGACGATCAACGGAGTCAAACACTTGTGGCACTCCTTCAAAAGGAACAGTCATTGTTTTCAAAAGCTTCAAAAGCTTCTTTAAAAAGGGGACGGGCTAAAAGAGAAAGGGCTTGAGCATAAGCTTGAATCTCTCCTTGAGCATCAGCGGGACTCCGCAGGCTCAGAAAATGGAGAAGAGCCTGCAAACTACAGGTCCAAGTGAAGGAAGTATAGAGGGAAGTTGGCAGCACGCCACGAGCCTGCTCTTTACTCACACCAAGCGACAGGAGGCTGTTGTAAGCCTGTTTAGCGGCCTGCAGCCCCTTGGCATATTCAATCATGGCCAGGTCATGCGAAGCGCCTTCTAAGGGGCCAGCAGATGCCTGTTTGTTGTTGTCACTTTGTTTACGAAACTCACGAGGCATGTAAAATTCCTCGCTATCAGCTTCGCAGTAACGAAAGCTTTTTTCGTTCCAGCCCAGTTGATCATTGGCAAATGTGCCGCCAATAACATGCTTCCACCATTGACGAGCAATAAACAGCGGAGCCTTCACTTGCCATTTAGTGACAACGCCACGAAATGGGCTGGTGTGTTGATGCTTAACTAAATAGTTGAGGAGTTTTTGATCTTTTTCGGACCAGTCTGCGCTGGTTTGATCAAAAGATTGACGAGCATCGCAGACGATATCAAGAGAACTGCCCATCCAGTCAATAAGACGCACAAAGCTGATGCCATCGTTTAAAGGGTCAATAAAGCTAGAAAGAGCCATGAAACAATGAGGCTGGTCGTAGTCGCTGCAGACTGATTGTAGGCGAAACGCTGGTTTCTGTATGCCAAATAACAACGGCTTTTCTTTTGTTTCCATTAAAAACAAAACCAATAAGCGTGCCGACAAGGCCCGTCAGCATCCACCCTGCGGCTGTTGGCTGCACGTATATCACGTCTTCTCCAGGGCGCCATTCATGAGCGCGAGGCGTGCGTGCAAGGCGATATGGACGGTGCTCCGTAGTTTTTATTACGGCTTTCTTTCCATCGTCCACCCTGTATACAAACTGTTTGCCAATAGTCCCTTTCGTTAGGCTAGAGCAAATGGTCGAGAAACAATGTCCACGCATTTTTCAATTCCAGTAGAGTTACAGTACAACGGAAAAAATTACACTGCCGCCATGGGGCCTTTTGAACGCAGCATGGAGCGTGATTTCGCTCTAACGCTCAACAAAAAAGCATTAGCAGAATGCAATGACATTGAGAAGCTGCGGGAAGTTGCTGGCAATTTGTTGGAAGGCTGGTCCAATATGCAAGAAGCCGTAGGGTCGCTAGTCAAGGAAAATCTTGAGCTGCGGCAAGCAATGACCATCAAAGACTATGACCTAAGTGCTGCTTCTGAACTGCTGGAAGAAGCTTCCAAGGTTATTTCTGACGAAGTGCAGCGGCGATCCTCTCAAGCCAAGCGGCGTCTTTGGCCGTTTGGCTAGTTAATAAATACACTCGCCATCCTCCAATGGTGGCAAGATTAAACTTTCGGGCGTCTCGCTCATAACCACTGCCCGTAACGTGACGGCCTCGATTGAAAGTTCCGCCTTGGATTTCAATGAGACTACGGGATGGTAAATGAGCGAAATCGGCCCGATAGCGTTTAGAGCGTTTTGATTTTGCATAACGTTCTTCAAAATCTTTCTCCCAAGTTTCCACATCACTAAATTCTCTAATCAATGGAAGATTAGGGAAATGTGCCTGCCAAAGCCCGAGAAATTGATCTTCAAGAGCACTCACTCATCAGACTGCAGCAAATGCTACTTTAGCCCCTTGATTTTGATATTTACCATCACCATAGACTTCATTCACTTTGCTGGATAGCCGAGCAAACATAATCTGCACAATGCCTTCATTGGCATAAATCCTCACTGGAAAAGCCAAGGGATTGACAATGCAGATAGTAAGGTGGCCAGACCAACCAGGCTCAATTGGCGTAACGTTAATAATGGTTCCCTGTCGTGCATAAGTGGACTTCCCATCGCAGATGCCCATAATATTGGGAGGCATTGTGATAAGTTCCATGCTTACGCCCAAGGCATAAGAAAATGGAGGCAGAACAAAGAACGTGCTGCCGAGTTCTTCAATGGGGGTGGCCTCATACATCAACGATGAGTTAAAAGCCTTCACGTCGAGAGCTTCCACTGCATTGTTGTTGTTGATGACCATAAAGCCTTTGGGGGACAGGCGAAGGTCGTAACCAGCGTGCGAGAGGCCATAGGAAAGGGCTTTGGTGCCATTGTCCAGCTCACGTCGCTTCTCACCCACGAAGGGGAAAAGGATGTCATTTTCAGCGAGGATGCTGATCTCTTTATCAGAGAGAAGGGCCATGAAAAGGGCGGCTGATGCCGCCCCATACTAGTCAGTTTTCAAGAAACTGGCTCAAAGAAGATCGTCGCTGGAAGACGAGCGGCTACCGCCAGAGGAGGCGTTGTCGTTCTTCCAGAAGCTGGAATAAGCCTTAGGGCTGTTTTCCATCTTATTAACAGTCACTTGCCCTTTGTAATGGGGAGAAGTGTCCTTGTCGCGCTTGTCGTTGTCCCACAGCGCCACGCGGAAGCTGTAATTGCCCTGTTGATTGGGGCCAGCTTTCTTGGCGGCGTTAAGGATGTCGGGCGTCAGATCGACGGTGCCAGAAAAAACGGGAAGATTGCCAGAGGGCATTGGTTGTTCCTCAAAGGAAAGTAGTGGGCCCTGGACGGGCTGAACTAGCCTACTGTCACATTTCGCAATGTCATGCTGCCCTATCCATAGAAATGGTTAAGGGCACGCGGCCTGGATAATGGTCAAAGAAGAACTGCTGCGTCTTCTGAACCATGATGTCGGCCTGCATGACCAGCTCGCCTGCCGACAGGCTCACCACTTGAGCTTCCTGGCCTTTGTCAGTGTCTGGGTCGTAAATAGCAATGGCGCAATGCGCTTCATTAATTTCAATGCCATACATCTGCTCAATAGCCTGCACATAAGCACCGAGCTGCATGCGATAGTCGGCTAGCTGTGTATCAGGCTTTTGTTTGTAACTGGTCTTCCAATCCAACAATGCGTAGTTGCCATTGTTCATTGTGGCCAGCATGTCAAACGTGCCGCTATAACCAATTTCTCTTGCATTGTCGTACCAGGCAATGGCGCTCTCCACGAGAAGCGGACTATCAATGCCTTCTAGGAACGAAGCAATGCTTTCAAAATAAGGAACGTAAGAAGGATGGGAATCAAGGTGGCAATTAATATCCTCACCGTTCCAGAAATCCTCTAAAACGCCATGGAGCCAATTGCCACGATCTACGGCATTTCGAGTGCGACGATTCGCTTCTTCGTTCCCGACTTTCTTGCGCCAGTTCATTAATGCCGCAATTTTGCCAGGGGGCGAACACGCGCTCGCAATAGTCGTCACAGAGGGCAAAACACACCCTTCTGGGACATTGGGAAAATCGTTGCAAACGTAATGCCTGCGCTTTGTTCAATTGGAGCCGGTTGGGCTCGTAACGCGGAAACGTGGGCATCGTCAATTTGTGGAGACACAAATCGTAACAACCCATCAGCGGCTGCCATAGCTTTTTGTACAATAATTTCCGTTTTTATACGTGCCTAATGGAGCATGCAGTGTTTGGCACTAGGCGGATTAGTCACTGGACCACTTGTCCACTATTGCCATAGCTGGGCACGCAATAGCCAGAAGAGGAATAATAGCCCAGATGGGCAATGATCCTGCCACTCTGTTGAATGGGAAAAGTTTGCGCCAATGCAGAAAATGGCGAGCAAATAATGCAGGAAATAACGAGAATGGTTTTCATTTTTCGTTTACATCCCAGAAGTATTCGCAGCCATCCTCATCGAATGGCGGCGTGCCGAAATAGCTCTGCCAACGATCAGCAGGCGCGATATAGCGCCAACAATTTTCTCGGACAGGGCATTCGCCCCCTTGGCACATTGCAATGTCAGGCAATTTTTTGCTCCTTTAACACTTGGGGGACAAGACGAATCCGCATTTTTGTATCAATGCCAAATTTATTCTGATGGCGAGATACATGCATGGGATAGCCACAGAAACCTGTGATTAAACACGCATATTTATAGCGAAAACTTGCTTTTACGCCTATCGCTTGGCAGCGTTTCCAGTGACCAGATTCAACATTTTGCCTTCCAGTGATTGATCCTCCAATTTTTCCTGCACTTGAATACTGCTCAAAAGATAAGGCTTGACCGCCTTTTGATCCAGCTTTTTTGTTCTTTATGACCATCCATTTATGAAACAAATCCAACAATTCAGGCCAGTCATGCTCTATAAATACTTGCTCCCAGCTCCAAATGCAGGGATGATTCATAACGCAAGACTGTATTGTTCCATGCGCCGCATGCTGAGACGTAGTTAATTTGACTGTCTCTATTCCGCCAAAACATTTTGGCATTGGATGATGGGCATTATGCAGCAAGTTCGGATCAAGTCCAATTGATTCGTTGTGTTCAAGGCATTTAGATGTGAAAAAAATTAAATCATCAAGGGTTGGCGTCGTCTTGTCCTGAACCCATTTCAATTCGGACAAGACCACGGGAATGGGCGATGTCATAGAAAAATTGGCAAGTGTCTGTCTTGGAATATAGGGCAAGCTGCCCATTCAACATTGAGTCTGCCACTGTAGCCAGTACGGCGGCAATGCGGCGATCACTACTAAGGCCATCGTCGGGCCAATTCCAAAATGCCTCTTGGCATTTGTCAAGGAGCGTTTCATGATTCTTCATGAACGATGGTGGAGGGGCGAATGCTTTCCATTTCTTCTAGCACGGCAGCAAAACCGTCAATAATGTTGCTGTCACAAAAACCAGCACCACGAAGAAAATGAGAAAAATTCTCTATCACTTCACGACAAAAATTAGTGTCGGAAGTCATGGTTAAATGGAGATCACCTTCGCGGTAACCGTAAGTCCATTTTCCTATCGGGAAGTCAGAAGACATAAGACGTAGATGAGAGCAGCGAGGGAAGCAGAAAGCAATGAAACCAGAAGGAAAAGTCCCAATGGATCATGAGCCAAAGAGGGCGGAAGGATGTTCAATAATTGGGAGGCCGTCATGGTTTAAACATAAGAGAGCCAGCAAAAGCCCGCGACAAACGGGCCGCTGCCAGATCTATTTCTTTTTTGCCACAAACTCCTTCACTTTTGTTGCCATTGCCTCCACGGAATCAGCAGCAACAATCAGATCGAGTTCTTCGCGCATGGCCGTTTTGGTAATGCGAAGTTCTTCTTCCTTGGCCCACAATGTGACCATGGCAGAAATGACATTGCCAAAGTGCTGCCAGCTTTTAATTTCAGTGGCGCGAGAGAGGCCAAGAGTTTCAATGGCAAGTTTGCCCGCCTGCATGCTACGGGCACTGTCTGAATAGTCAAGGGGATTGAGCTTGCAGAAAGCCGTTAAAGCTTCTTTCCCATCGAAGGGAGGAGCTGCCTCGCTTCCAGCGTCAGAAGAAGCTGGTGCAGCTTCCGCTGGTTTCTGTTTTGCCCCGCAGCAGGCTTCGGCGTTTCCTGTTGGAGCGGGAGTTTGGCCGATCCTTTTTCATCGTCTTTAGGGATGTCTTCGCCTGCATAGAGCCGCAGCCCGAGGCCGGTGAAGGTGGCGATGCATTTCACTGCAGCACGCTGACAGTTGTCGCTGATGGCACGTCCATCAAGTTCCTTCACAGCATTATGCCGCCTGTCCATCACGGGGAAGATGAGGGCAACAGTGCGTTTAATGCCGTCGGTCAGATAGGGGCGGAGGTAGTAGTAGCCAGGACCACCAAACACCACCTCTCCAATGGTCCTTTCTTCAAAGGCCACGAAGATGGAAGGGAAGTGCTCCTTGAGGTAGCGGTAGGCGAAGGGCCAAGAAAGATAGGACAGGCCCTTGTAATCTTTCTCGATGTGTGGGCCAATATCGGGAGTGTCATACGCCCGCTTGAATTCTTCGGCGGTGATCTCTAAAGGAGCGAAAACCCCCGTGTAGCGATCAACCATCGCCTGCCTAGCCACTTGATCCATGGAGGTGAAATCGGAGGGTGCGTACATGTTGAATGTGGAAGTCATTGGTTTTTACCTTCGTTTTCGCCGTAGAACAGCACAAACTTGTGTGCCATTTCTTCGTGCGAGTAGATGAGAGAGCAGCCAGGGAGCGGCCAGTCTGGCACCGCTCTGGCGTCATTGACGGGCTCTTCGTATTCAGGATTGTAGCCTTCCATGAACACGCCTTCTTCCCAGCACAGCGTCACTTCCGAGTCGCCATGGGAAATCAAAAACTGCTCGGCGGCATTTTTAAGCTGCGAAACCTTCATCGTCCGAAAGCGAAGAGAAAGAGTCAGGGGAGGAGGAAAGGGAGACGGCATAGTCCTCAATGAGGACAAATGCGCCATCGGCCAGTGTGGCCGAGCCTTCCCAAATTGGCGTGGAGCGCACAAGGCGCTCAACAGTTTCGCTTAAGGAAAGACGAGCTTCGTGGGCGATGTTGGTGAGGTGGGCGTAAGCAGTGTCTGTCATTGTGAGGTGACGACCCTTCTTAACTTCGCCGTAATCAGGCGGTGAAACTGGCAAGGCAATCATGGCCAGGATGGACAACGTGTACAGACTAGCCATGGTTTCAAGGGCGTCAACTCCAGCTTGTTAAGCACGAATTAAGAATTGGAAATGCCCAGCCAGACGCCAAAAACCTTGCTAGAACCGCCTCATCTCTCACTCCGCCATGGCATTCTCCATCCTTGACTACATTGAGAATCTTGAGAAAGTGATCATGCTGGCAAATATATCTGCCCGGCCTGCGGCGGTAACGACCTCTCCATTAATACGAAAAATGGCGCATACAACTGTTTCAACGACGACTCGGCTAAGCACCGCGCCGAAATTCGCAACATCCTCGCGCCCTTAGAACGCTGGGAACGCCCTCTCCGTGAAGCCCATTCCTACACCTTTAACTACCAGAACAAGAACGGCGAGACCGTCATCAATGTCCATCGTGACGACAGCAGCGGCAAGAAAACCATTCGCCAAAGCTATCCAACCGTGTCGCAAGGCGCTCATCAGCGCAAGGCACAAATTGATGACATCAGAACCAATATTCTTCCTTACCGTTTTCAAGAGGCTTGTGCAGCTTCTCAAACCACTGGTCTTCCCGTCTTTATTGTTGAAGGCGAACTCACTTGTGACAGGCTTTGGGAAGTTGGCCTTCCCGCCATCACATTCCTAGGTGGCAGCGGTCAATATCGCGCAAACGGTGATTATTCTTCACTATTTCGCGGCAAGAAAATTGTTCTTTGCCCTGATCGCGATGAGCCTGGCGTGGCGCTCATGCGTGAAGTGGCAGCCGACAACGTAGGCGCACAGTGGCTTTACGCTGAACCCAATAGCTTTGAATGGGACAGTCTGCCGCAAAATGGCGGTTACGACCTGGCCGATTGGTTAGACGATGGTGCCGATCAAGAAACCATTCTTTCCGCCATTGTTTCTAAAGATCGTCACGAAGGGAAAGACGGGCTTCCATCTTATGAAGAAATAATTGCTGCATTTGAACGGATGGTTGGCCTCTTTAATAATGACGCCCGCATCATTTTTGAAGCCAGTCAATGGTTAGATGGCCATGGCATCAAGATGACCCAGAGTAATATTGAAAAGATGATTGACGAAGCCAAAGCTCGCATCTTTGGCAAGGAAGAAATTGAAACAATTGATGCCTTGGCTCTCGTTAACGATGATTCCGTTAGGGAATGGCTGATTGCTGGCATCGTTCCTTTGGGCAGCGTCACGCTTCTCGCGGCCTCTGGGGGCACAGGCAAGACCAGCTTGATGTATAACTGGGCAATGGGCGTCGCCACTGGCACTCCGTGGAGCAAGCGGCGTTGCATGAAAGGTAAATGCCTGCTGATCTCCGCTGATGAACCATTGTCAGACACCAAAGAAAAGCTGGCAATTATTGGTTACAAAGACGCTGGCATTGAAGCTGGCATGGTTTCATTTTGGGAAACCTGGCGCTTCGCTCACATCCAGCAACTAGAACATTTTGTTCGTAAAAACCGTCCTCTTTTTATTGTCATCGACTCTCTCACTGCATGTTTTGCAGGCATGAACATTGATTTGATTAAAAGTAACGCTGGCGATTCTTTATATGCTCTGCGAGATCTGGCCAATAATTATCAATGTTCCATTGTCATTCTCCACCATTTAAATCGTCAAGGAGGACTACGAGATTCTTCCAGCTTTGTTGACAACGTAAGCGAAGTGGTGAAGCTTTACCGTCCCGAAAACAACTTTGACCCCAATCAATTCGTCTTGGAATGGGTGAAGAGTAGGAGTGGTTTAGCTGGTAAGCACGCTCTAAAGCGTAATGCGATGAACTATGGATGGGAATATGCTGGTCCCCTTGGCAATTCCATTGTCGAACTGGACAAAGTTGTGAATTACATCTGCATGCGCCCGCATGAACGTTTCACTCGCAAGCAAGTGTCAGTGGGTACGGGCCTGAACGATCTGATCTCCACTGGCAATTTGCTGGAGATGGCACGCCGCCAGGGCCTCATCACGAGCAGTTTCAATGTGGGGCCAATTGACGAGCGTTCTCGCCTTTACCATTCCTGGGACTATCAGGGACCAGACCTTAATTTTGATCAGCCCGAAGCGCAAATCTTTGTTGATCCTTCCCCCATTGAAAGTCTTCCCGTGAAGGAAGACGATGATTGGTTCTGATTGTTTTTATTGTTTATACTTTTGAAATGGATACGATTGCTGTATGGTTTTCTTGCGGAGCGGCTAGTGCCGTTGCCGCATTTAAGACAATTGAAAAGTACGGATCCTCTCATGATATTCGTATTGTCAATAACCCAGTAGCTGAAGAAGATGCAGATAATCGCAGGTTTCTTTTTGATGTAGAAAAATGGTTGGGGAAAAAAATTGAATACGCAATAAACCCTAAGTATCCATCGTGTTCTTGCGTTGATGTTTGGGCGGATCGCAAATTTATGAGCGGACCAATCGGTGCTCCTTGTACCATGGAACTCAAAAAAAAGCGAGACAACAATGGGAAAAAGACAACAAGGTTGACTGGCATGTACTTGGCTTTACTTTTGACGAAAAAATCGGCACGAACGTTTTGTATCAACAGAACGTTCAAATGTATTGCCAGTGTTAATTGAAGAGGGAATTACTAAGCAAAAATGTTTTGAAATTATTGCCAATGCTGGAATATCTCTTCCTTCCATTTATCTTCGCGGTTACCCAAACGCAAATTGCATTGGTTGTGTAAAGGCAACTTCCGCTACCTATTGGAATCACGTCAGAAAAGAAGATCCAACAGTATTTGAAGAACGGGCCAAACAGTCTAGAGATATTGGCTGCAGACTTGTGAGATGGAAAGGAAAACGGATGTTTTTGGACGAATTGCCAATTGAGGCTAAGGGTAGAAAAATGAAAAATATGGATTTTGAATGTGGTATTTTTTGCGAGGAGCGCACTTTTTGAGCCAATAGGAGGGAGGCTCTATTGCACAGCCTCCCCGTCACCTTCCGCTGCTGGTGACTTATTAGATTGTAAAAGAAATATTCTCATTGTTGTCATGAAGATTATTTGGAACGAAGAGACAACGGCGCCTGAAGCGCCGTTTTTTGCTGCGCCTAAATCTCCTGAGCTTGTCATTGAAGCGGCAGAGGCTTGGTTTCAGGCGGCTCCCGACTTTGAAAGCGAAGACGATGGAGAAGGCTAGGGCTATGCCAATCTCGGCGCTGGCATAAGGACGCTTGGTGGCATGGAGTATGCTGGTTACGGAAAGTCCCGAGCGCAACCAAAAATCCTGCGCTCAGCTCTCCACTACGTTCTGGCATGGCCTCCAGCCAGAGCGGAGCCCCCAAGGGCGGAGCGTCCATCCAGCAGGCCAAAATTCCTTAAAAAGAACAAAAGCCTGCACAAGACCAGTAAACCTCCGCCTTGCCGCTCAGACGGAGCGAAGCCCCCAAAGGGCGGAGCGGAATTAGTAAAAGGCAAAAGAAACCTTCAAAACTAAATCCCGTTCCTAGCATTGCAAAGATTTGTTTCTTCCAATGCTTAAAGCTCCTAAGGCTGTTGACAAGCTTCCTTTGCTTAGCCATAACGGCGTAGATATTGAGCCAATTGTTCACTATGGCTTTTCTTCGCCGGATAAAGGGCCGCGACCTGCGGCCCGTACTATTTATGGAGCAAGGGATGAAAATGGAGAGCGCCATTGGCGCTCTAGTCTTGACGAAATACAACAGCTTATTGACAAGCAATTTGTCGTCGAGGATCCTGAACAGTGACCAAACTTTCTGCTGAGGACATTGAACGTTTAATTGACGAAAAGATTCGTCAGCATGAAATTAAAGTGGCATGGGCAAGCGGCGCTTTGGGCGCCGCTGTTTTATTGGGAGTTTTCCACGCAATTAGCTTATTAAAGCATGACCTCTCCTAGTGCATCGTCTTCATCATTATTGTCTGAAAAAGAATGGCAAGAGCTATTTAAATTGAAGGCAGCTATTGATGAAGCGCCAGCGACTGTCGTCGCTTCACAAATGGAACGATTCACTGAATTGTTTGTACGTTCTCTCCATGGAAAGGGAGATACAATGCATAGGTGACTAAAGAATTAGTATGCCTCGGCCAGAAATTGAATTTAACAATGCTGATGAAGAACTTAGTTATGCGAAAGAAGCATTAAAGAAAGCTGGCATTTCTGAAACTCAATTAGAAGCAGTTCGTGATACGAAGGTGCATGGTGGCACTGGAGCTGCTGCCTATTCCAAGGAAATGCTGGGAATGAGGCGATGGATGGTGCAAGAATTACTAGCTGCATCAATGAGCAATCGTCAAATTGCAAACGTTTTAAAACTAAGCAAAGAAACCGTCAATGGTGATAGGAAGTTTAATCGTCTGTTATACACTGAAGAAATTTTAAAAAATCAAGACGTGCATCGAGCACGTCTTTTGAAAGAGCAAATTGATTTAAAGGAACTGGCTATTAAAAGTTTTGAAGATAGCAAGCGGAAGCGAATTATTACGATGACTGAAGGCGATCATAATGATAGGCAAATGGTTCGCATTGAAGAAAGTGCTGGAGATAGTGCATTCTTAACAGTGGCAAAAAATAGCCTTGTGGAGCAGGCTAAGCTTCTTGGTCTTAATGAAGCCAAAGTAGTTGAAACGCAAGACAATAGCTATAGGAAATTTCTTCAAGATTTGTCACAAACCATTGAAAAAGAAAAAGAAGCTAAAGCTACGGAAGAACGTAGAGAAAATGCGCTACCAGCTTCTGCTACAGCGATTAGCTTTGATTCCTCTCCAGAACAAGAAGCATGGCCTGAAACCATGCCTTTACAAACAATTAATGAAGACGACTATTGACTATCCTGGCTAGCCTCTGCATAATGCGCCTGTTGCTTCTTCCCATTGGACTCTTCTTTCTCCACTGTCAATGAATTCCTGCAGCAGGCCGCTGCAGCAAAGGCAGGCAAACGCGACGCCATTTCGTCTTACATTGAGCCTCACATTCAAGACCCTGGAACAGTTGGCATTCCACCATCGCTAGCGGATACGTTCCGCTCCATGCTGGCTCAGTATGGCGATGAAGCCTATCGTCAAATTGCCCTGTTTTCGCTTGGTAAGTGGTTTGAAACCCACATTGAAGCAGCAGACGATCTATTCGCCACCGGCCAGCTTCCTGAGGCTTGTGCCTGCCTGATGGACGCCACGCGCATTAGCGACAGTCTTCATCTCGTTGCTGAAGTGGGAAGCCTGGGTGGCAGCGAAGATTGGAAGGCAATGCTGGAAAGTGAAATTAGCCAGGCAATTTTGGAACACATTGAAGAGCCATGAACGTTTGCCGCACGTTCCTTATCGTCACCTGCTGACGGCCAACGCATTGCCTTAGGAGCCATTTCTCCTAAACAGGCAGAGCATTTTTTGGCCGTTATTCGTCCCTGATTTGAAAGTGGCAATGGTGGAAGAAATTATGCCTTTGCCAGAGCCTGAATATTGAAGCTATCCTCTATTTGCAAATAGCAAACAAATGGACACTCAGCTTTCATTGATTAAAGACTTAAGTCCCATGGTGCATATATGCATCCCGCCTCAATTGGAGAAAGATGCATTGGCGCTGGCTGCTGAAAATCCGCCAGTGCATCCTGCATGGGGCAAAGTGCGCCATAAAGGGCGCCATTTTGTGCTTAGCACCAACAACCTCGATGACATCTCTGAAATTGCAGACTTCGCTCGCTGCAATATTGAGGAGCCGGAGGCGCCATTGCCTAAAGCACGTCGCCAAGCCTTTCAAATCTTGCTGGACAGGGCTTTCAGACACGCTGAACTTGAGGCTATGGGCCATTGCCATTGCATGGCTGTTAAGTGGCGGGACAAGCCCTTGGGAGGCAAGGTTATGGCCAAGGGTCTTCGTGGCCATAAGAAACACTAATAGGCATCAGCCTTGACGCGGCTGGCAATGAAAGTAAGATGACGGGCAAGCAGGCGAGAGTCTGCACCATCCTGCATCAACCATGCCTTCCCCATCGTTCAACAGAATCCTTCCCAATGAAGCCATTAGTGCTTTCAATGGTGAAGGTGAAATGGTTATGGTCTTTGGCCTGCCCACCACTGATCGTTTCATTACCCTGGCAGACATTCAGCAATTTGTGCCCACACTTGAGAAGGCCATTGATGAAGAGCCGAATTTAATGCAAAAGATTGCGCTTGGTAGCATTCTTTCTTTCTTCATGGCCACTGAAGATCTCATCCATAAAAAGCATGAAGCTTTTGTGCAAGAAGCGCAAGATGGTAATGAGCTTCAAGAATATTTGATGAACTATTCCAAATTTGTTAAGGAGGCACAATGAGAAGCGACAACATTGATATGGTATACAACACGCTGTATGCCTATCTTGATAGTGAAAAAATTGATGAATTTATCCCTGATTTAATCCTTGCCATCACTGATGAGCTTCAAGATGCACAAAAGAAAGCGCAAGCTTATGAAAAGCTTCTTGCTCAATTTATTGCAGCATCGAACCATGAATAAACAGTACGACAATGATCCCATGCTTGATTGGGACTATGAAGAGCGTAAGCTTCGTCCATTGACTTTGCAACAGCTTGAAAACCGACTGGCCATGTGGAAGGCTCGTCAAGATTCTTACTATCTGGAGCTTTATCGTGCAGCCGTCAGCATCTAACCATCCCATCGCCCCACCGCAATGGCAGATGGACGCTTGGCAAGCCCGAATTGAAACCATGGGCTCTGATATACCTGGAGTGCTCTTTAGAAGTTGCCCAATGGGGCGCAGACCAGGAGCTGGAGGCGTGCCTAACTGAGGTAAGCTTTTTGGGCAGCAAACTCGCTTGCCAATAAAATTCGCGCCGCTCGTCGCCCGCTAAGTTTGAAAAAGCAGGCACTGGCAATCTTGTCCCAAGATTCATGGAGCACTGAGGATGAAGATATCACTCCGCCGCGCACTGGAGCAGCTTGATGACTAGCGAGCAATATTCTTATCTTGAACGATGGGAAAAAGTGGAACAATGCAAAGAAGAACAGTTCATTCCATGGTCCACTGCCGAGTGTCTTCTTGAGCTTCGCGACAGACTTGATAAATTAGAAGCCGACACGCAGTTCGCCGTTAAAGATTTGAGAAAGGCAGTGTTGGTCCTCACTGATGCAGTGTAGCCCACACTATGCAAGCCGAACTAAAGAAAGGCAATAATTCTCAATAAACTGCTCCTTATTGAGAATGCCAATGAAACGCTCTGGCCCTCCTTACGATGCTGCCATTTGGTTTGCCATCATCACTGGCACCATCGCCGTAGTTGCTCACCTTGCCCGTAGTTAACTTTGCCAGACCATTTTGTGGAGGCGCTAAAAACGGTCAAATCCATTGGTATGACTAGCTTTGGCCTCGTAATATAATCTTTATTAAGTTATTTGGCTAGCGTAGTCGCTCCTGCCGAAATCTTTGCAGCGATGGTACGTCCTTTTTCCGAACTCACCAAAAACTTTAGTCCTGAGCGGCGGGAGCGCATCGAACAATGTAAAGAAAAAATCCAGCAGGATTTTGTTGAATGTCCAGAAATGTTTGATTTAGTTTGGCCTAGTTGGATTGAGCTAGACGAAGATAGTTAACCTGCTTTTACTAATTGGCCCCTTCAGGGGCCTTTTCTTTTGCCCATTCGTGATCGCCGGGGATCGGCTCAGTCCCGTATTCCCAGTCATCGTATGTCTCGGAGTTCCTCAACCACCTTGCTAAACGTTCGCGCTCCTGTTCGGGCGACAGCTTCATGGCTCGGCCAGCATCGTATAGGCCGAGTCTAGCCAGCCTCGTAACGGAGCTTGTTGCACAAGCTCCCCGCTGTGCAACAGCGGCAGGCAAAAGAAAGGAGGGCATTCGCCCTCCCCTCCCTTTGTGGCTTCCGATGGGCCCTTTCCACCTAACGGTGGGACAACGTGCCTCGCGGGGACCATGTATGCCCCTAGCTGAACTTCAGACGCACGCCTGGAAATCAGCTCACATTGTCAGACCCGTCCACCCTTACGGCCCGCCCCTTGCGGAACAGGAGAAGCAATTAAGCCTCTAGGACCAACCACTGAGATATCGTAGCACTCGACACGCCTCTGGCTCGCCAACGGCCCCTTCCATTTCTTAAGAAAACCTAACAATACTTGCATCGCCCTGGAAAAATAGGAGACAATATGCAGAACCGCTTGCAGCGATGCCTGCGGCCCTCGCTAGCTATCTCTCCCTGATTGATGCTACGTTTCTTAATTCCTCTCCTGCTGCTGGGCAGCTCCCCTGCTCAAGCGGCTGCTTTGTCGTGCGGACAAGCTTCGCACTATGGCGTGGGTGATATCTATCACGGCCAAACCACCGCCAGCGGCGCTCGCTTCAACGCCTACGCTCTCACTGCTGCTCATCCATGGCTTCCATTTGGAACCAAGGTGCAAGTAAAGAATCGTGACAATGGCAAGACTGTTGTCGTGACAATCAATGATCGCGGCCCATACGCTGGCGGGCGCATCCTTGATCTTTCCTACGGAAGCTTCTCTCGCATTGCTTCCCCTGGGCAAGGCACGGCTCGCATTTGTCTCTCTCGCCTTTAAAACCATGAAAGACTTTGCTTCCTTTTTCTTTGTCACCATGGTCTTCTCTGCTGCCGCCATGGCAATCATGAAGGCCCCAGACCCGGCTGCTGATCACGAAGGTCTGGCTAGGTGCGTGAAGCTTCATCCTGAACGCTACTGCCGCATCGCCAACGGCTTCCCCGTGCCCATCAAGCCTTAACCATCGCTTCATTATTGCCCCCTTGACAGGGGGCTTTCCCATCTTCATACTGCCGTTGTTCTGCTGGCGACAGCCTCATGCCTTCCCAAACCCCCTCCGCAGCCTCCGCAGCCTCCGCAGCCTCCCTCACCAACACTCAAACCGCCGTTAGCCGCATGGTCTCCGATGCCATTGGCTTCAAATGGACTTCATACAACACTGCTGATCGTGCTGTTGCTCGCACTCTCCTCCTGGAGCATGCCAAGACAGCGCCTGAACAGCTTTCCGCCAAGGAATTCGCCAGGGCTATAAATGGCAAAAAGCACAAGCACACCAAAGATTTCATCTACACTTTGGCTGATGCAATGAACGATTCCATCTGGAAAGTTCTTTAATCAATGGGGCAGAGAGGAAGCCTTTCCACTTCCACTATGCGCTCCTTGAATATGCTGGCCACTACTCGGGCTATGTGGTGGGAGAAAACAATTAACAGAATGTGTGCTCTGTTGGTTGATAATCTAGCCTCTATTCTGCAAACAAAGGTGCCGTCGAGCAGTGCAGGGGGTTCCAGGAGAGCTTGCTTCCATTAGGCCCTGCATCAAGCGCATTCTCGTAAGTCCCCAGCCAATTGTTTCAAAATGTTACAGCAGGGGCCTCCAGGCCCCTTTTTTCGTACTATTAGCTCAAGCCGCGAGGCGCCTCTGCATTTTCCCATGGACAAAACCTCCTTCATCCGTCAGTTCATCTTCAACGCTGGCCCCTCCATCGTCGGCGTGGAATTTGTCAAGGAAGACGGCACTCTCCGCACCCTCCGCTTCAACCCCCGCGACTCCCGCGAGATCAAAGGCACTGGCAAGCCCACCACCAACCCCTCGATCATCCGCTGCCGCGACTTCTCCATTGCTCGTCGCTCTGGCGAAGGGGCCTGGCGCAGCTTCCATTGCGAGCGCGTCACCAAGATCTCAGCCAACGGCAAAACCATTTGCTTCTGAACCATAAGCAGCCCTGATCGTTCCAGGGCTTGACTCTTCTCTGCTCCACCAACTAACTTTCATTTCAAGCGGCACCTCCGTCGCTCCTTTCCTCTTTCTTCAAAACCATGAGCCACCAATTCACCTCCGGCGCTTTCTTCAACGGTCAAGCTGCCTGGCATCGCCTCGGCACCGTCGTCGATTTCTCCCTGCCTGCCCGCGAAGCCTTCCGCATGGCCGAGGCCGATTGGGAAGTGCAGCCCAAGCCCATCTATACCAGCGACATGCTGGAAATCCCTGGCCACAAAGCCATCACCCGCATGGACACTGGCACTGTCCTCTCCATTCAAAAGGACAGCTACAGCATTGTTCAAAACGAACAGCTCATTCGCATTGCTGAAGCAATGCACGAAGATGCAACGATGGATGCCGTTGTCGTACTTGCAGAAGGCCGTCGCGTGGCATTCACTGCCAAAGTGAACGGAGCTGAAGGCGAAGTGGTAAAGGGCGATGAAATTAACCAATACCTTGTGGGCTGCACCAGCCACGACGGCACCGTTTCTTTCCAAATTATGTTTAGCCCCATCCGCGTGGTGTGCCAGAACACGCTCTCGGCTGCCCTGGGTCGTGCTGCTGCTGGTAACAAGGCCAAGAAATTCGCCATCCGCCACACCACCAACGCCAACACGCTCATCAGCCGCCTTCCGCAGCTCATTGACATGCAGCGCCAACAGTTCACTGGCGGCATGGAAGAACTGAAGGCAATGGCCTCCAAGCCCTGCACGGCCACACAGTTCAAGCAATACTGCGAGCAAGTGTTTGCTGATCAACTCGTCGGCATGACCAACGACA